TCAGGCGGCCTCGACGACGGCACCGCGGATCGCGGCCGCCCATTCGACCACCAACAGCTCGTACTCCGCGCGCTCCTGGGCCGAGAGGGTGCCGCCCGCGCGCAGCCAGAGCGCCCGGATCTGCTCGTTCACCTCGGCGGCGGACCGCACGGAGGCAGGGGCCATGGAATCGGGGGACATGCGCACAAGCCTAGGGGCAAGCACTGACAGTCCGCTACCGGATGGCTACTCAACTCCTATGTCATTGGTCACGGATGAGGGTCAGCCCGCCGATTCCGCCGCGTGCGGGCTGAGTACGCCCATCGTGACAAGGATGACGATCACGATGCCGAGGGCGATGCGGTAGTACACGAACGGCATGAAGCTCTTGGTCGAGATGAACTTCATGAACCAGTGCATCAACCAGCACCCTCAGCGGCTCTGACCTGCCGGTTCCACCACTCGGACAGGCCATTTGGGAGAAGACTGGGAGAAGCTGATGCCATCTCCCAAACCGTCTCCCGCACGAAGCACTCGAAGCGCTCCTGCAACGAATCCATCATCCGCCGCTCCATCGCCGTTGTCACGTTCGCGTACAGACCCTCCACGCCCGCGACCTCGTGGCCCATCCGCGTCTCGACCGCGATACGCGAATGCTCCCCGCCCGCCTCGTCGATCCACTCCTTGTGACCGTGCCGCAGCAGATACAGCCGCTTGCCGGAGTAGGCGGTCGCCGGGATCGCGGGGACCGGGCGGCGTGAGGTGACCTTCTGCCTCTGGCCAAGGCGGATCCGCTCGAACTCCGGTGAGGCGTCCCGGCCGTCCGCAATCGGCCGCCAGTAGTGGTAGGTGAAGTTGGCGTTCGCCAGCAGCCCGCCGGCGATCGAGCGGAACACGAACTCGCTGTCGTGGCTCGCCAGTAGCAGCTCCAGCAGCTCCGCCAGGAACGGGGGGACGACGAGCGTGCGCCGCGACTCGTACTTCGGCGGGAACAGCTTCAGCACGCCCTCTTCTCGCTGGTGCTGCCACTGCACGCGGATCGCGGGCATCAGGTCGGGGCCGTAGCGCTCGAGGTCCTCCTCGTGCCGCTCCTCGCGATCCCGCTCCTCCGGATCGTCGAGCGGGTCGGAAGCCGGCCAGGTCGGGTGCGAGTACACACGGCGCAGGGCGTAGAGCTCGGCCGGGCGCATGCCGGTTGTAGCGATCGTCCACACGAACACGAAGCCGTCCAGGCCCCAGAAGGCGAGCGCGTTGCAAGCCAGCTGGTGGACGTCCTCGATGCGCATCTCCCGCTTACGCTCGCGCGGTTTCTTCTTGTACCGGCCGCGGCGCTGCTTCTTGCCCTTCGGTACGGGGGAGGTTTTGCGCAGCTCGTCGTCGACGGCGTCGTCCATGAGCATGGAGAAGACGGTGAGGATCTCCTCCCCGTACTTCTCGCCCACGTTGGGCAGATCCTTCAGCTGCTTTTTCCATGCCCGGTAGGTGGACGGCTGGATGTCCGCGATCGCCGTCTCGCCCCAACGCGGGACGACGTACAGCCGCAGCATGGACCGGATCGCCTTGTCCCGCAGGTGCCCGACATCGAGCGTGTCGACCCACGTTTTGGCGTACTCGCCGATGGTGACGGAGCCGTCGCGGCGGGAGATGTAGTCGTCGTTGCGGATCTCTGCTTCGCGGTCGAGGCCGTAGTTCTTTGCCTCTACCTCGTCAGTGAAGCCGCCCTGCTGGTCGTAGATCCACTTGCCGCGGTCGTCCTTCTTGCGGGTGTTCCAGACGACTCTGCAGGTGTTTCCGCGCCACTCGACGTAGGCCATGTGCTGCCCCTTGGGTGCTGATGCGGGTGGCCGGCTGACACCCCTGCCGCCGGCCCCTCCGCCGCTTCTGCGCTACTCGTGCCGGCCGATGATGCAGGCCTGGCAAGCGGCGCAGTCGCCTCCTTGACGCCTGATCAGGTCCTTCACGTTGCGTCTTGCTTCTGCATCGTGTTCGACCCGGGGCGTCGCAACACACACGAGTTTCCCAGCTATCCGACCTTGGAAGCCGTTGAAGTCGGGCCCCAGGTCAACTGTGAGCAGTTCGTGCATGGGCTCCCCCTTTCGGGTGAGAGGGAACCTCCCAAGTACTAGTAGATGCTGCCACGTTCACGCACCGATGTGACCGGTATCGACTCAAGTGGCGGCGGGTGAGTAGGTAACGAAAGAGTTAAGTCAAAAGGTTGTACTAGTAACCCGATCAATCTCGATCAACTTGGGGGATTTTCCCTTGCCGGATCAGCTCATCCAGTACGCGCCGTTTCATCTCGCGGATCTCCGCGGCCGTCAGTGAGTCACTGACGGAGACTGCAGCGTTCTGTACGGCGTTGGCGATGTCTGCGGCAAGGTCTCCGGCCTGGACGTCGGAGACGACCGCGCCGCCCGGTTGCTTCTCGACGATGGTGGCGGCGGTCGCCCCGTCGAGGATGTCGCTGCAACTGCCCCGCGCCCAGCCGAGGATGGGTTCGATCTTCGCGTAAGTCGTGAGACGTACCTGCTTGCCGTCTTCGACCTTGCTGTACGTGTTGATCTGCAGTTGTGCAGCACGGGCTACGTCGATCTTGTTCATGCCGAGGTCTGCGCGTCGCCTGGTAACAAGAGTGGCGAGCCTCTGAAGTGCGCGTTCGTCCTGTGGGGGTGCCATGGCCCAAATCATCGCAGGACCGCGTAGGAACATCTAGGAACACCCGCGTTTCTGTCCTGAACCGCAACGCCAGCGGCTACAGACGCGATCTTGCAGCTACGCAAATCTACGAGTCTCTGCATGTTACTGCGCGGTATCGGTAGCGAAGACTCGTAGAAACACGTAGATTCTCTGCATGGAAAGACCCCCAGCCACCTACCAGGTGCACGGGCCATCGCTCCGCAAGAAGCGCAAGAGCCTCGGCCTCACAGTCCAGGAAGCCGCCGACAAGGCCGGCATCTCCCGCAGCTACCTCCAGCGGCTGGAAACAGGCATCCGGGAGCGGATGGGGCCCAAGCGCTACACGCGGCTCCGCACAGCCCTCAACGCAACAGACGAACAGATCTCGCCCCCACCCGAGATACCCCCAGAAGGAAGGTGAACATGTCCACCCCCGCCCCCACCCCCGACACCGAGACCATGATGCGCCGCGACGGCTACCTGCCGCCCGACGAAGCCGCAGCGGACCTCGGTTGCGGCAAGCGCTGGCTCCTCGACGGACTCAACCGCCACGGCTTCCCCCACACCCGCATGGGTCGGGCGAAGTGGCTCAGCCGCGAAGACCGCGAAGAGATCCGCAAGCTCTGCCAGATCCCCGCCGAGCCCGCCAAGATCTCGCGACTCCGGCGCTCCATGAAGACCAAGCCGGCCCGCGCCGCCGCTTAGCGGCCAAGGCCCCAACCGCCGGTCGACACACCGGCAGCCGGGGCCCCGCGGCCTAGCCGCGCGATCCACCCACACCATCCATGAACAGAAGGGCAGATCGGTGCCTCCATCATCTCAGAATTCAGCCCTCGGGGGCGTCGGCCCCTACGGGCCTCGCTACCAGGTCGGGGACTTGATCCGGAACGGCCACGGAGACCTGGAAGAGATCGTCGAGATTAGCCGCGCGCGGGCCGATGACGGCTGCTCGACGACTTGGGCGATCCGGGTCGGCTTCGCGACGTACCGGACCCGCAGCGTCCTGGACGGCGAGGAGTGCCTGACCAACACGCGTCACCTGCACGAAATGGTCGACGCCGGTTTCCGGAAGTGGGCCTACCTCGGCCCGGCTTCAGAGGTGGCCCGCGCTGGGCAGTTCACGCATCCGCAGGTGGTGACGGCATGACCGCCGCCGATGACCTGTCCCGTGCCCGCGAGTTGATGGGTGGCGCGCTGCCGATGCCGTTGGGTTCCGACCGCTGCTACCGGCCGGCCCCGAAGCCCGGGGACGCCGACGCGCCGTTGACCCGCCTGCAGTCGGATCTGCGGAAGCTCGTCGCCCAGCAGCGGGCCGCCGCCCTGGCCGAGCGCCTGCGGTGGCTGATGGCGCACCCGGATGAGGCCCCGCACACGCCTGCCACGGCCGGGGAGCTCGCCGAGCAGAGGCATCTCCTCTACGACGCCGACCCCGACGCGACCGTGCCCGCTTTCCCCTACCCGACCTCGCTGGAGGCGTCGTGACTGCCCAGTTGTACGGCCCGATCAACCTGGACCTGAACGACGGCCCCATCGAAGTCAAGATCGGTCTCGACGGTCAGGGACGGCCGTTCGCCCGGCTCGTCCTCGGCGACCTCACTCAGGCCGTCGCGATCTCCGTCACGAACTCCAACCCGGAGACGCTGGCCGACCTGCAGAGCGCGGTCGCCGAACTCGCCTCTTGGGTGCAGCAGGCGCAGAAGCTGCACGGCCTCCCGGCGGTGGCGTGATGGCGACCGTCGTTGAGGCTCTGCCGCTGCATCCGCGTAAGGCGTCCGCGTCACGGCGCCGGCGCCATCAGGCGAAGCTCGCCCACCGCATCCACCAGATCGCCCCGGGCGCCGCCACCGTGCTGGTCACGCCACTTTGGACGGACCCGAGCGGCACCGGCCACAGGTCGTTCGTGGCCCGCGCCCTCACCGCCGACGGACGGTTCCTCAAGTTCGAGGCAGGGGGCTCCCGGCAGATCACCGCACTCCTGCAAGGCGCCTACCCGGGCGTCAACTGGGACCACCCGCAGACCTGGACCGCGGCCTCGAACACGCTCACCGACCGGATCAACCGGAAGACGGTGGCGTGATGCCTGAGCTGATGGTCCAGATCGACGGGAAGACCTTCCCGCTGTCGAACTGCACGTGGATCACGTGGGCGCCGTGCGGCTGCCCCTGTGGAGCACTTACCGCCGCCTACGGCGACCGGGCGCACGCCACCGAAGAGCAGGCGTGGCGGGAGCACTACCCGCTCAAGCGGGACCGCGACAAGTACCAGCGGCAGGGCTACCGCATGGAGCTCATGAGCTGGGACCGCTACCGCGCCGAAGTCGACCTCGCCGCCAAGTGCCCGCATGTGAAGGCGAAGACGTCCCAGCAGAGCCTCGACGCGGCGGCCTCCTGATGGGCCCCGCCATCTGGATCTTCTTCGCGCTGATCTGCAGCGGCTGGCTCCTCTTCGTCATCCGCGAAATCCGCACCCTGTCCCAACCGGCCCCGGCCGACGTCGAGGAGAGCCCGTGAGCATCGACACCATCACAGACGCCCCCACCGATGTGGAGATCGCCGACGTCTGCGACAAGGCCGCCGACCATATCGAAACCGTCGGCTACTGCAAGAAATACCTGTACTCGGTCCGCCAGGCCGAGAACGGGCTCCCGCTCGACAAGTGCGAGGTCGATGTGATCGGCGCGATCAACGTGGCCGTGCACGGCACACCACGGCACGTCGGCGGTAACCCGCTCACCCACGCCACGGAGAAGGCCCTCGAGGCCCGCATCGACGCACCGTCGATCGCCGCCTGGTGCGACCACCGAGGCAACGGCAAGGCGAAGGCGATCGCCCTCCTCCGCGACACCGCGGCCAGCCTGTGGGAGGTGTCGTGACCACCGCCATCCGCACCCCGGCCGGCCGCCACACCGCCGCCCACCGCATTGCTGAACTCCGCCGCGAGCTTCGGGACCTGGAGGCCGCGAACAGCTTCCTCGCCCGTGACGGCGACGCCAAGGCGGCCGATCTCCACACCGCGCTGATCCGCGGCTGCCAGGACTCGATGCGCATCGCCCAACTGCAGGCCGAGCGTGACGCCCTGGTGAAGGCCAACGAGGACCTGCGGCACGCCACGATCCGCGCGAAGGCCGAGCAGGAGCGCCTGCGCCGCGCCGTCATCAACGCCCGGCCCCGCATCACGGTCGCCTACCAGAACCTCGACCGGCCCTACATCTCCCACGTGCAGATCCCGTACCCGGTGCCCGTCGGACAGTCCACCGCCAACGACGAAACACAGCAACTGCCGATCGTCGACCAGCCGGAGCCCGGACCGTGGCCCGCGTACCGGATGCGCACCGCCCACTGACCGCCGGCCGGGCGGTGACCAGCTCCCGCCACGGCCGGCGCCCAACGCACGAAGCCCCGCCCGGTGCTAGCGGACGGGGATCCACCACCACTCTCTCAGGAGAACTCGTGTCCGTCACGATCAACGCCCACCAGCTGAAGCTCCTCCTCGACAAGACCGCCAACCACATGGGCGGCGAACACATCGAGATGCTGCACGGCATCCGCCTCGACGTCGACGCCCGCCACCTGCACGCCGTCGCCTCCGACCGCTACACCATGGCCGTCGCCCGCTACGCCCTCACCGACAACGAGGACGAGCCGTGGGCCCGCACCATCCCCGCCGAGTACCTGCCCGCCCTCCGCGAGTGGGCCAGCAGCCACCAGGGCGACCAGTGGATCACCATCGAAGCGGGCGAGGACCGGCTCGTCTTCGACTCGGCGCGCACCACGTACAGCGTCGCCGTCAACCGCGGCCTGGAATTCCCGGACTGGCGGGGCATCCTCCGCACGCTCACCGAGAACACCATCGACGGCGAGCCGTTCCCTCGCCTCAACTCCACCTACCTTGCCCGCTTCGACGACTGCGGCATCGTCCGCGTCCGCCTCACCGCCGACGCCAAGGCAGCTCTCCTGTTCGGTGAGGAGTTCATCGGCGCCGTGATGCCCGTCCGCTACGCCGGGCTGGAGCCGGGCGAGCAGGAGTCCTTCGCGACCGCCTTCAAGGCCTGGTGCTGGACACTCGCCGCCGGCTCCAAGGACGCCGACATGGACGCAATGCCGCTGCCGAAGTACTCACGCTACGAGGCTTCCACCGACGTCCATGACACAGGCGAGGGACTCCTGCGCAGCGTCCTGCAGTCGACGTCCAACGCCGTCGACACCAGCTACTACGACGACGACAGCGAGGCCTGGTACGCGCACATCCATGCCAGCGTCGCGAACTGGAGGGCGTTCCGCTACCTCGACGCCCTCGACAAGGTCGATCCGCGCGTAGCGGCCCAGGTCGTAGCCGACACCGCCGAGGAACTGGACGACGGCGCGCTGGGCGAGTGGGCGTGGGATGTCGCCGAGAAGGCCGGCCACAACCCGAAGAAGTGGGACGAGGACTACGCGAACGCCCTGCGGCAGCGAGCCGCTGGGAAGCCGCCCCTGTGGGCGACCCGTCTGGCGGCCGGACTGAACGCGGCACGGCTCGCAGGGATCGACTTCCGCGTCGAGGACAACCCGCACGTCGCCTACGACGCCGAGGCCGAGGAGTGGAAGGCCACCGCCCCGCAGCCGGCCGAGACCACGGCAGGTGCCGCGTGAAGGCCCGCTTCACGGCCGGCCTCCTCCTCGGGGCGTCCGCCTCCGGCATCGCCTACGCCTGCTCGGCGCCCCCGCTGTGGGTGTTCCTGATCGGCCTGATCGTCGCATTCCTCGTCTGGTTCGGCGAGTTCATCCTCGACGACCTCCTCTGACCAACAACCCCCATACCGGCGGCGTGTCGAGCCCCCCACTCCGCGCCGCCACCCAGGGCCAGCTCCCTGGCACCTCCCCCCGCCGGGGAGCTGGCCCTCCTAAACGACACCCGAAAGCAGGTCCCATGAGCACCAACAGCCCCGCGAAGCCCGCAACGCCGCTGCGGTGCACCCGCTGCGGCGACGAAGACGGGCCGTTCACCACCGGCGGCCTGTGCGAGAACTGCGAGACCGAGACCGCCTCCGCACTCCGCGGCGCATCGGAGAACGTCGCATGACCGCCACCGTCGCCGTCAAGGGCGGCCTGGACGTGACCGCCCGCCGCGACAGCCTGCTCGCCCTCATCAAGGTCGGGCCGAGTCGGGCCGTCACCACGCGCCGCGCCCAAGACCTCTACAGCGTCACCCCGTGGTCCGGCATCGGCCGCAACGCAGCCCGACGGGACCTGCGCGATCTCGCCCACCGCGGACACCTCCTCCCCGTCACCATCCACGGCCAGCAGGCCTATCTGCTGAACCCGAAGACGGTCGACCGCCATCCGGCCTGGGGCACCCGGCGGGCGGAGCTCGCGCTCCTCCAGGCCGTCGCCAACGAGGGCGGCGAGTGGACGCCGGGCCGGGCCAAGGTCGTGCTCCGCCGCGCCATCGGCACCAACGTCTACCGCTCGGTTGCACGCCGCCGCCTCGAAGACCTCCACCGCGCGGGCCTCGTCGCACTGCACAGCGAGCGGCCCGGCCACTGCTACTACACGTCCCTCATCGAAGGCGGCGCCGCATGACCACCACCATCGAGGCGCCGGTCGTCACCGAGCCGGGCGTGTACCCGGACATGCCGATCGACGTCTACCACGCCGACCCCGTACCCGGCGGCAGCCTCTCCTCCTCTGGCGCCCGCAAGCTCCTCGACCCCGGCTGCCCCGCCCAGTTCAAGCACGACCGCGACCACCAGCAACCGCACAAGCGGGAGTTCGATCTCGGTCACGCCGCCCACCTGCTGGTGTTGCGCGACGGCCCGGAACTGGAGGTCATCGACTTCCCCGACTGGAAGAAGGTTGCCGCCCGGGAACTCCGCGACCTGGCCTACGCCGAGGGGAAGACACCCCTGCTTCGTAAGGAGCACGAGCAGGTGCAGGCGATGGCCGAGGCGATCCGCCAGCACCCCACCGCCGGGGCCCTGTTCGCCCCCGGCAACGGGATCGCCGAGCAGTCCCTGTTCTGGCAGGACCCCCGCCACGGCGTGTGGCGCCGGGCCCGCCCCGACTGGATGCCCCACCGCCAGGACGACGGCCGGCTCGTCGTCGTCGACTACAAGACCGCCCGCGCCGTCGACCCCAGCGCCCTGCAGCGAGCCGTGTACGAGCACGGCTACCACGCACAGGCCGCCTGGTACCTCGACGCCGTCAAAGCCCTCGACCTGCACGGCGACCAGGAGCCCGCGTTCATCTTCGTCTTCCAGTCGAAGACCGCGCCCTACCTGGTGCACCTGGTCGAGCTGGACTTCCCGGCCCTCACTCTCGGCGCCGCCCGCAATGAGCGCGCCCTCCGCACCTACGCCGAGTGCGAGCGCACCGGCAACTGGCCCGGCTTCAACGACCGCATCACCTACCTGCCCCTCCCGCCCTACGCGGAGAAGCGCGACCAAGAGGAGTACCTGTGAACCAGCCCGTCCCCCTTCCGTCGAACAACGCCCCGGCCCGCATCGGCCAGGGCACCGCGGTCGAGCAGTCCCGCGCCGCCGCCGAAGTTCAGGCCGCGGTCGTCGTCGCCCAGCAGTGCCCCCGCAACATCCAGGCCGCGGTCGCCGAGATGCGCGAGTCGTGCAAGCAGCAGGGCCTCGCCGAGCGCGCCTTCTTCCGCTACTCGCGTGGCGGCCAGAACATCACCGGCGCCTCCGTCCACCTCGCCCGCGAGTTGGCCCGCGTCTGGGGCAACGTCCAGTACGGCCTGGTGGAGATGCGCCGCGACGACGAGTACGGCCAGTCCGAGATGCAGGCCTTCGCCTGGGACGTCCAGACCAACTCCCGTAACTCGTCGACGTTCATCGTCCCGCACCGCCGCGACACGAAGAACGGGCCCAAGCAGCTCACCGACATGCGGGACATCTACGAGACGAACGCCAACAACGGCGCTCGCCGCGTCCGCGAGGCCATCTTCGCAATCCTGCCCCCCTGGTTCGTCGAAGAGGCCAAGGATCTCTGCAATCAGACGCTGCGCGACGGCGGCGGCAAGCCGCTCGCTCAGCGCATCGCCGACGCCATCAAGGTCTTCGAGGGCATCGGCGTCACCGCGGACCGCATCGAAGCCCGCTTCGACCGCGACTCCGGCAAGTGGACCGAGCACGACGTCGCCCAGCTGCTCGTCATCTACAAGTCGATTCAGCGCGGAGAGGTCACCGCCGAGGACGAGTTCCCGCCGCCGCGAGTGAGCGCCGACGAGCTGACCGGCGGCAAGACGCCGAAGCCGGCCGACGCTCCGTTGGACGGTGCCGCGTGAACGCCGACCAGCGCACCCTCCTCAACACGCTCATCGAGCGCTGGCAGGAAGTCGCCGACGCCTACAAGGCCAAGGCCGACAGCCCGGACGACGACCTGACCCGCCGATACGCCGACTACCGGCACATCTACCTGCGGAACATCCGCGACCTGCGCCACGTCCTCGACACCTCCCGCATGCCCTGCTCCCTCATGAACAACGACGAACGCCTCCGCGGCGACTGCGGACGCAACCACGAGGACGAGCACGACACGCGCGGCTGGATCGGGGCGATGGCCGCCGACGAGGACCCGTGGACTCAGGCGGAGCAGGCCGCCGCCCGCGAGCCGTGGGGGCCCGGCGTCACCCGCGTCCAGGCCATGGCCAACGTCGTCACCCTCCACCTCGCTGAGGCCCTGCTCGACGGCAAGTCCGAAGAGGTTCGCACCTGGGCCCGCGGCCTCGCCCACGAACTGCGGCGCGAACGCATCGACCTGATCGACGAGATCGGCCAGCACATGCAGCGCATGGCCCTCGGCGGCCCCACCAACGAAGTCCCCTTCTAACCCACCCCAGTCCGGGGTCCCGCCCGCCGAAATCAGGCGGGGCCCCGGCTCAACCCCAGAGGAAACCACACCCATGAAGGCACTGACCATCCGCCAGCCACACGCCTACCTCGCAGGAGTGCTGCGAGGAGACGGCTGGCTGAACAACGACCTTTGCCTCCGTGTCGCAGACCGCGACTTCGCTGAGACGTTCGCCGCTGCCATCCGCGACGGCTACAACTGCACGGCCAAGGTCAACGTTGATGAGCGCGGATACTTCCTCGTCCGTCGTCACTCAGCCGGCCGATTCGAGCACCTCCGCACGTTCAAGCCGGGCTCGCCTGAAGAGCAAGCCGCCTGGCTGCGCGGCTACTTCGACAGTGAAGGCAATGCCCAACTGACGCCCCGCCGCGCCAATGGGGCTCGGTCCTTCAGTCGACGCGTCTCGTTCTACTCGACGAATGAGGAGACGCTGCGGATGGCGGACGGCCACCTCGCCACCTTCGGCCTGACGACCCGCCGTTGCACCTTCAAGCCGAGCAAGGGGCACCTCGGGACGCTTCCCGTCCATGAACTGGCCCTGCGTAGCAGCAAGCAGCAGTACTCGACATTCGCTGAGCTGGTCGGTTCGAGCATCGAGCGGAAGCGGAACACCCTCGCACTGATCGCGGCGTCTTACTGCGACGACATGTCCGCGGTGCGTCGCGAAATGCAGGCCCGTGGTGTCGCAACGCGGATCGCCCGTCGCGATGCAGGGGGTGCGTACTGATGCGTGCTCTAACGATCAGGCAGCCCTGGGCGGGCGCGATCGCCCATCAGACGAAGCGCGTCGAGAACCGCACGTGGAAGCTCCCCGCGAAGCATGAGGGCGCCCGCATCCTCATCCACGCCGGCGCTGACCGCGACCGCTGGGCCGTCGTCTACGGCGACCACCTCGACGTGTACAGCGCGATCGTCGCCGTCGCCACGATCACCGGCTGCCACTACTCCGACGACGGCCGCTGCTGCGGTCCGTGGGGCGAGGAGAACGTCTACCACTGGACCCTCGCCGACGTCACCGCCCTGCCCGAGCCGGTGCCCGCGAAGGGCACGCTCGGCTTCTGGACGCCCGACGAGGAGACCGTCAACGCCGCACTCCGGCAGGACACGGAGGTGGCGTGGTGAACCCCGTCCGTATCCAGCGCCGCCGCACCAAGGGCTGGCAGAAGCCGGAAGGCGCCGTGTACGTCGGCCGCGGCACCCGCTGGGGGAACCCGTGCACGCAGGTCCGTTACCCGGCCCTCGACGGCTCCGAGTGGGAGCAGGAAGGCCGCCTCGGCAAGACGTCCGGCCAGCAGCACGCCTTCGTCCACCCCGACAAGACGATCACCTGGCATCTCGTGAAGGACGCCACCCGGGAGCAGGCCGTCGCCATGTACCGCCGCTGGCTCGACCGGCGGCCCGACCTGGTTGCTGCCGCACGGGAGGAGCTCGCTGGCCGCGACCTCATGTGCTGGTGCCCGAACGACGAGCCGTGCCACGCCGACGTGCTTCTGCAACTCGTGAACCAGGAGAACGCCTCATGACCGGCAACCGAGTTCGTCCTTCCGTGCGAACTCCTCAATCACGAGGTGGAGTAGTGGTAGCAGACGCCACCGTGCAGCCCGCCCTCGACGGCAGCATCCCCGAACCGCGCGTGACGAAGACGCAGCGGCAGGCCGGGGACTACGAGACGTGGCTCGCCGAAGTCTGGCCCAAGTTCATAGCCGCCGCCGCAACAGGCCGCACCTTCACCTGCTTTGAGATCGCCGACGAGCATCAGCTGCCGCAGCCCCCGAACCCGCAGGCCCACTGGGGCCGGCTCATGACGCTCCTGCAAGAAGAGGGCTACGTGCGCAAGGCGGGCTGGGCCTGCTCCGCCCGCCCCACCGTCCACCACAGCGGAGTCCGCACCTGGAAAGGCACCGCCGCCGCCAGGAGGGCCGCCGCGTGATGGACCAGCTCAACCACGTCAACCTCGGCTGGATTCCGGTCCTCATCCTCGCCTGCTCCGTGATCGGCGCCGGCCTCGGCTGGCTCCTCGCCGGGAGGCGGCGATGAACGCCGCCGTCACCGTCCTGGTGATCCTCATCGCCATCACCCTCGCCGTCTGGTGCGGAGCCGGCGCCATCCACGCCTGGCGCTGCGACGACTACCGCACCCGCAACGACAAAGCCGCCGCACAACGCATCACCCGGCACGAGCCGCGGCCCGAACCCGGCCAGCCCGGCAGGGACGTCGGCCTCTACCTCGACTGCGTTGCCGTCTACGGCGACTGCGACGACCTCGACCGACTCCGCGCCATCGACCAGCACCGGAAGGAGACGCCGTGACCACCGCCGTCCGTCAAGCCCCCCACCACGACAAGCTCACCTGCTACGTCAACTACGGCTGCCGCCTCCCCGAATGCGTCGAGCGGTACAACACCAACGAGCGCGACCGGCGCCGACAGAAAAAGACCGGCGACTACCAGCGGTACGCCGACGCCGCACCCGTCCGCGACCACGTCCAGCAGCTCATCGCGGCCGGCGCCAGCCCCCGCGGCATCGCCATCAGCGCCGACGTCAGCGACAAAGTCGTCCGCGACCTCCTCCTCACCCGCCCTGACGGCACCCGGACACCGCTCAAGCACCGCGTCCTCACCGCCAACGCCGACAAAGTACTCGCCGTCACCGCCGACGACGTCGTCCCCCACTACGTCCTCGCCCTCGGCACCATCCGACGGCTGCAAGCCCTCGTCGCCGACGCCTGGCCCATGAACCGCATCGCCCAGGAAGCCGGACTCTTCCCTTCCTACGTCAGCCAGCTCCTGTGGCGGGCCAGCGCCTACGACGGCCTCAAAGTCCGCGGCACCACCGCCCTCGCCGTGGCCCGCGCCCACGACAACCTCCGCGGCCGGAAGGCCACCCGAAACGGCATCGCCCGCAAAGCCGCCACCACCGCCCGCGGCATCGGCAAAAGCCGCAGCTGGCCGCCCACCCGCTACTGGGACCAGCACCCGGGCGCCATCGACGACCCGCACTTCATCCCCGAATACGGCAAGTTGCGCGCCCAGATCATCGCCGAAGAAGCCCACTGGCTGATGACCGCCGGCCGCCTCGACCGCGACCAGGCCGCAGCCCGCCTCGGCGTCTCCCTCTTCTCCGTCGACCGCGCCCTCCGCGAACACCCCCAAACCGAACAGGAGCTCGCCGCATGAGCCGCCACGACAACGACGCCCTGACCGTTATGGACTGGTTCTGTGGGGCCGGCGGCTCCAGCCAGGGCATGCACTCCATCCCCGGTGTCCGCATGGAGCGGGCGGCGAATCACTGGGAGCGGGCGATCGAGTCGCACGCCGCGAACTTCCCCACCGTCGACCACTACCGCGGCGACATCCGCGAGGCGCCGGTGGAGTCCTGGCCGGTGACGGACATCTTCTGGGCCAGCCCGGAGTGCCCGCAGTGGTCCAACGCGCGTGGCAAGAAGCGCGACTTCGACGCCTCCCTCCAGGGCGACCTCTTCGACGGGTTCGGCCCGTCCGAGGAAGTCGAGCGCTCCCGCGCCCTGATGGAGGAAGTCCCGATGTATTTGCGCGGCGTCCAGCAGCGCGGCGGCCTCGTCAAGGCCGGGGTCGTCGAGAACGTCGTCGACGTCCGCGCCTGGGACCAGTGGGACCGCTGGATCGGCGAGATCACGAAGCTCGGCTACGAGACCCGCGTCATCGCCCTCAACTCGATGCACGCCGACCCGCGCACCGTGCACAAGGCGCCGCAGAGCAGGGACCGCCTGTACGTCGCCTACTGGCACCGGTCCCTCGGCCGGACCCCGGACTGGGACAAGTGGCTGCGACCGCGCGCCTGGTGCACCGGATGCGACCAGTGGGTGCAGGCCGTGCAGCGGTTCAAGCAGCCCGGGCGCGACATGGGCCGCTACCGCCAGCAGTACGTCTACCGATGCCCGAACGCCACCTGCCGGAACCAGATCGTCGAGCCCGAGACGCTCCCGGCCGCGGTCGCCATCGACTGGGCGATCCCCGGGCAGCGCATCGGCGACCGGACCAAGCCCCTGGCGGACAAGACCCTCGCCCGCATCCAGGCCGGCCTCGACAAGTTCGCCCGGCCGATCACCCTTGAGGCCGCGGGCAACACGTTCGAGCGGCGTCCCGGCGTCCGCACCTGGCCCGTCGACGCACCCCTCACGACGCAGACCACAACGCCTACCAAGGCCATGGCCTACGAGCCGTTCATGGTCCCGGCCGGAGGCACCTGGCGCAATGACCCATCCAGCGTCCTCGACCCGATGGCCTGCCGCACCACCCGCGAGAACGACGGACTCGCCATCCCGCCGCTGCTGATCCCTGTCGAGGGCCGCGACGGCAAGGAGCCCGCCTCCGCGAACAACCCGCTCCGCACCCAGACCGCCCGCAACGAAACCGGCCTCGCCTGGCTGCCGTTCATGGTCACCATGCGCGGCGGCGGCGACCAACTCCGCGGCCGATCCATCGAAGAGCCCGTCGGCACCGTCTCCGCCAACGGCAACCACCACGGCCTCGTCACCCCCAACCTGCCCGCCTTCGTGATGCGGAACAACGGCAGCCAGGGCGACGGAGGCGAGCACTGCACCACGGCCGCCGAGTACTTCCGCACCATGACCACAGCCGGCCACCAGTCCCTCGTCACCTGGGAACACCTCCTTGTCCCCTACTACGGCAACGGCACCGCCAAGACCGTCCGGGAACCCGTCGGCACTCTCTCCACCCGCGACCGGTACGCCCTCGTCCAGGGCGACGTCGACATCGAAGACGTCCTCTTCCGGATGCTCGAACCGCACGAGATCGGCCGGGCCATGAGCTTCGGCGACACGTACATCGTGCTCGGCAACAAGCGGGAGAAGGTGAGGCAACTTGGTAATGCTGTCACTCCGCCAGCCGCCGAGGTCATCGCCGCGGCTCTGGTCGAGGCCATCACCGGCGAGGAACTGGATCGCTACGCCGAGCCGAACCTGGCGGTGGCGGCATGAGGGGCATCAAGGGCAGCAGCAGGGTCTGCGCCGTCGAGACCTGCGACCGCCGAGTCCGCCGTAACGGGCTTTGCGAGATGCACGACAGCCGGTTGAAGCGGACCGGGACGACGGACGATCCGCCGAAGCAGACGCTCGCCGACCGATTCTGGGCGAAGGTCGACCGCCGCGGCGCCGACGACTGCTGGCCCTGGACTGCGGCCACCCGAGCCTCCCCAGGACCGCGGCCCCGAGCTCGCCACCGCCGCCTGACCTACCCGGACACGACAACGGCCCCGCACACGCGGGGCCGAGGAGGAGGAGAGGAGGAGCGATGGCGTCAGTCGTCGGAGTGGTCCGCCAGGTTGCGGGTCATGTCGGTGTAGATGTCCGGCCAGTGGCGGCGAATGTACTCGACGAGCTCTCGGTCGCTCTTCGCCTGCTCGTACCGCTTCACCGAGATGAGCACGGCCTGCGGCTTGTCGCGACGGGTGAGCACGAAGTCGGCATCGAGGAGTCGCGCCTCGGCGATGACGTCGGTCATGTTCGCGCGCGCTTCGGAGACTCCCAGCTCTCGAACCTTCGACTCACTCATGCGACCAGGATACACATTAGCTGGTCTGTAATCTCCGACGCGTTGTACAATTCAGGAGCGAGCGAAACCCCTGCACCACGGGCCACGCCGCCCCCATGAGGGCTGCCTCAAAACAGCAACCGACCAGCAGAGACACCCTCCTGAGAGAAGAGATCACGTGAGCTTCAAGGTCACCAACTGGGTGTGGTCCCGGTCCGAGTCCCGCAATGGGGCCCGGCTGGTCATGCTCGCGCTGGCCGATCGCGCCGACGACAACGGCTGCGCCTGGCCTTCCATTGATGACCTTGCCGAGCGCACGAATCTAAGTCCGCGAGCCGTCCAGAAAGGCATCACGAACCTAGTCGAGCTGGGCGAGCTGAAGGTCGAGAACGGGGGCGGTCGGCACCGGTCGAACCGCTACCGCATCGTCCCGAAACCCCGCACATCTGACGGGGTTACTGACCAGGAACCCCGCACATCTGACGGGGTATCGGCCACAGAAACCCCGAACTTTGCGCCCGAAACCCCGAACTTTGAAGCAGAAACCCCGAACTCTGCGACACAAAACCCCGTCCAAAGTTCACCCGAACCCCCACTAGAACCGTCAGAGAACCGTCAGAGGAACCACCCCCCAGCCCCCCGCGACGAGCCACCGCTCGGAGAGCAGCTCTTCACCAAGTGGTGGGAGCAGTACGGGCACACCACGGCACAGGGCAAGGGCGCTGTCCGACGAACCATCGATGAGGCCCTTCGCAACGGCGTCGACGCCACTGAGTTGTGGCAAGCGCTCGACCGCCTCGGCGACCTCTCCAAGCCCGTCACCGGCGGCACCCTCCAGTTCGCCTTCTCCGAACTGCGCCAGTCCAGCCGCCCCCAGCTCCGCGCCGTCCCCGGCGGCTGGACCGGCCAGAACCGTCCACACCCCGCCACCGGTGCCGCTGCGCCCGCGCCCACCGCAGACGACTACAAGAACGCGAGGCCCTTCTGATGACCTCCGCCGAAGAGCGGCGCACCCGCCACGACGCCGCCCAAGCCGCAGCCCGCGCCGAGATCCGCGGCCAGACCCTCGACCGCTACCTTGCCCGCCGCCCGAAGTCCTTCACCGAGGACCACCCCGTCCGGCCCGAGATCGAGAAGTGGATCAGCGACTTCCTCGCCGGCTCCCACGCCTCGCTGCTGCTGCTCGGTGAACCGGGCACCGGGAAGACCTGGCACCTGTGGAAGGTCGGCGAACTGCTGATCCGCCGCGGCTGGTTCGGCCGCTACTACCTCGTCTCCGACTTCGAGTTCAAAGCCGCCGCGGACCGGCCCGTCAACCACGAGCGGATGCAGACCTGGCGTGAGGCGCCACTGATCGCTCTCGACGACCTGGGCGCCACGCAGCTGTACCCGTGGACGGTCGACGCCATCGCCCAACTGATCGATGCCCGCTGGCAGAACCAGCTGCCCACGTTGATCTCCACCAACCTGCCGACCCTCGAGCCGCTCGGCCCGCGCACACAGTCCCGCTTCGCCGACGGCGGATCCACCTTCGCCACCTTCACCGGCACCGACTTCAGGAAGGCCTCATGACCCACGACCACGAGCCCCCCGCCGACGACGCGTTCGACGGCAGTCAGGCCTTGCAGCCGCCGCCGTTCGATCTGGACGCCGAGAAGGCAGTCCTCGGCTCGATGATCCTCTCCGGCAATGCGCTCGAGGAAGTTGTCGAGATCCTTAAGCCGGAGCACTTCTACCGTCCCGGCCACGAGGCGATCTACCGGGCGCTCGTAGACCTCCACAACGAAGGTGCCGCCCACGACGAGATCGCCCTCACCAACCGGCTCGAGCGGGACGGCGACCTGACCCGCTGCGGCGGCCGCGGCTATCCGTTCACGCTCGTCCAGGCCGTGCCCACGGTCGCCCACGCCGAGTACTACGCCGGCGTCGTCCGCGAGAAAGCCGTCCTCCGGAAGATCCTCGCCGCCGGGAACAGCATGGCTCAGGGCGTCCACAGCCGCGAGCGTTCCCCTGACGAGATCATCCAGGACGCCTACGACACCCTCGAAGGACTCGCCGGCCTCACCGACACCGGCGACGAAGACCTGTCCATCGGCATCGACATCATGGACACCGTCGCCGAGGTCGTCGACATCCGCGAGAACGGCCCCAAGCTCGGACTCCTCACCGGGTTCCTCGACTTCGACGCCCTCACCGGCGGCCTCCTGCCCGGTCAGTTCATCCTCATCGCCGCCCGCCCCGCCATGGGCAAGTCGGTCCTCGCCGGGGACTTCGCCCGCTACACCGCGATCCGCAACGACGTCCCCACCGCGTTCTTCTCCCTCGAGATGGGCCGCAAGGAACTCGAGAAGCGGTTCCTGTCCGCGCACGCCACGTACCCGCTGCACTGGATGAAGGCCAAGGGGCCCATCGACGACGGCAAGGTCATGGACCTGGTCGAGGCCGGCAAGGACATGCAGTCGTCGCCGCTGTTCATCGTCGCCGACACCGGCATCACACTCGCCAAGATCCGATCGCACTGCCGTCGCGTACAGCGCCAGCACGGTCTCGGCCTCGTCGTCATCGACTACTTGCAGCTGATGAGCGGCGAAACGACCGGCCGCAACGACAACCGGCAGCAGGAAGTGTCCCGGATCAGCCGCGGCCTCAAAACCCTCGCCATGGACCTCCAGGTCCCGGTCATCGCCCTCTCGCAGTTGAACCGTGGCCCCGAGCAGCGGCAGGACAAGAAGCCGATGATCTCCGACCTCCGCGAGTCCGGATCCCTCGAGCAGGACGCCGACATCGTCATCCTGCTCCACCGCGAAGACGCCTACGACAAGGAATCCCCTCGAGCAGGTGAGGCGGACCTCATCGTCGCCAAACACCGCAACGGGCCGACGGCAACGATCACCGTCGCCTTCCAAGGGCACTACGCCCGATTCGTCGACATGGCCCAGACCTGACCCGAAAGGAGAACCACCGTGCCCTACCTCGACACCTGCGACCGCTGCCTCACCGAAGACAGCCCCGCCATACCGCCCGCCAAGGTCACGCCCAACGGCCCCGGCTCCGTCCTCGCCACGTACCGCTGCCCCACCTGCGGTCGCACGTGGACCTGCGGATGGGCCGACCAGGGCGAGGCCGCCTGATGCCCGACACCCGCTTGCGCTGCCGGGAGTGCCACCGCCCGCTCCGCCGCCCGTCGCTGTCGGGCTACGGCCCGGTGTGTGAACGCCGCCGCAACGCCAGACCCGCACCCACGCCGGCAGCCCGCACCCCGACCGCCGGGCCCGTCCCGCAGATCGACGGGCAGGTCGAACTGCCGCTGATCCCGTTCCAGCCCACCTTGCACAGCCTCTGACGACCACCGCACCACCGACACCGAGGAGAACCCCGTGACCACCGAAACCCCCACCACCGACCCGACCCGCGACCTCCACGAGGCCGCACTGGAAGGAGCTATCCGCCTCACCATCCGCGGCGCCAAGGCCCGAACCCCGCAAGACCGGTGGGCCGCTGCCCAGGGCGCGTCCATGTCGTGGGCGTTCCACCAGGCCCTGACCCGGCTGGTCGAGCTCGACCCCGACGGCACTGCCGCGTTCGCTGCGGATCTTGTTGAGGAGCTGGAGGACGGCTCCTACGGCGACGACATGTGCGACACGGCCGTCGAGCTGGGTTTCGACCCGCAGCCGTGGATCGACGTCGAACGCAACCCGTCGGCCTCCGTCGCGCGTTGACGCACGCCCGGGGGACCGGACGCCGCCGCCACCCGCCTACCGGAGACCCCCATGCCCCACCCCTGGCTCCCACACCCGCCCGTCCCGCCACCCCACCGCACCGTCTGCCCGCACGGCCGGCCCTACGCCACCGCCGATCTGGCGCGCACGGATCCGATCCGTTTCGCCACCGATGTGCCGCTCGAACCCGTGCGCTGTGCGACACCCCGCTGCGGCTGGCATTTGACCGACCCGACTGCCCGACCGGAAGGAACCCGATGACCGACCAGACTCCGCTCACCGACCAGCAGCTCGACGACATCGCAGGCCGCTGGACGCCCGTCCCCCACGGCGAGCGCCCGCAGATCAGCCTGACCGGTAGCTCAAGCCCTGGCGTGCTGCTCGCTGCGCTGTCGAGCGCCCCGGAGGACGTCCGCCTGCTGCTCGCCGAAGTCCGCCGCCAGCGCACCCAGGTCATCTCGATCGAGGGGGCCGCAGACCGGTACGCAACCCGAGCCAACGAGTACCAGGCCGCGCTTGAGGCCACCGTCATCGAACTGCTTGCCGTACAGGTCGAGCGGGACGCGGCGCGCGCCGAAGTCGCCCGCCTCCGCGCCCGCACGCTGACCGACAGCGAGTACGACGCCGCCTGGCACGCCGTCGAAGGCGCCGCCGGGGAGGAAGGCGCCGACCCCGGGACGGTCCTTCACGCCGTCCTCGACAGGCTCGGGATCACCTGGGCTACCGACGAGGAGACGCACGTCGTCGCCGACGACTCCGACGACCCGGAGCACGTCGACGACTGCCCCGGCTGCGCTCCCGCCGCTGCTGCTGGTGTCGAGTCCGGGACAGGCCAGTGACCGCCGCCCGGCAGATCACCCGTGACCCGTTCGGCCCGCCGCTCCCCACCGCCGAGGAAGCCGCCGCCGCCCACCGCATGGGCTGGAACCTCCGCTGCAACAGCTGCGGCGGCTACGGCGCCACCTGGATCCCCGGCATGCGGCCCGGCTGGGGATCCCTCGCCCTCTGCTACCCGCACAAGCGGGAGCTGGAGGCCACGCAGCGCCGCCACGCCCAGGAGTTGCAGGCGCTCACCGCGGTCCGCTTCGAGCAGGACCGCTGACCCCGCGCCCTCTGACCCGCCACCCCGAAGGAGAACCGATGACTGCCGCTCCCGCCGAAGGCCCACAGCCCGCACCCCGGCACAGCCACCGCTCGCCCACCCTCCACATTGCCGCCACCCCTTGGCCCCACATCGCCGACCAGTCAGACGGGATCAGCCTTCAGCACGGGGACTGGCTCATCCACGGCATCGTCCGCGCACCCGTCGCCACCCCGGACGACCCTGGCGCGCTGCGCCTGCTGCTGGAGTACGCGCTCGCCACCCTCGACCGCCACGAGCAGGGCCCGGACGCGCTGCTCGATGACGACGAGGCGTGACCACCCCACGCAAGACCGGCCGCCCGCGGGCAATGCGGGCGGCCGGCCCCGCCGATTCTCACCGGAGGAACCCCCAATGACCAACCCGACCGGCTGCCGCTGGTGCGGCATCGACCAACGCGACCACATGCAGCGCTGGCACTCCACCGCCGGCTGGCGCCAGTGGACCCAGCCCACCCCACAGCAGACCAAGACCCGCATGCAGCAGCGCGCCGCCAGGAGGAACCCGTGACCGACAACCCGACTGCTCGTCTCCTCGACTGCGGCCTCTGCTTCGAGGAGCAGGGCGAGGAGGTTCACCCGCACCCGGAATGCCCGATCGCCACGGTTGCCCGCTATCACCGCCGCGCCGACGAGGTGCAGGCCGTCCAGTGGACCGGACACAACGCCGACACCCTGCGCGCATTCGCCGGGCACCACTTCGACACGATCGACCCCGAGGACCGCATCGAGGACGGCGACCAGGACGCCCAAGTCCTCATCGAGGCCAGCTACTGGACCGGGATCAGCCCGGGCTACTGGGTGCTCAAGTTCGAGGACCATCTCGACGTTGAGCGCGACGAGAACTTCCGCGCGGGGTGGGCGCCTGCCGCTGTTCCTGTTGTGTCTGCCGCCGTACCGCCCACAACCCAGACCGCCGAGCCTGTGTGCGTCTGCGGGCATCCGATGCGCCTCCACCACGAAGACGTGTGCCTCCTCACCGGCTGCGGCTGCAACGACGGCCGGGAGCCGGAGGCCGCCGATCTGGCCGACCGTCTCGAAGCCGTCCTCACCGAGAAGTTCACCGAACTCGGCAATCCGTTCTCCCGGATGCGGATCGCTTTCCAGGGCCCGGACGGCTGGCCTGCCTCGAAGGAGGTCGGCCCGCACGATGTGGCGCTCGTGCTGCGGGAGCTGCTGGCCGACGAGGCGCCGCCGCTGCCGTCGATCCACGCGAACGACGTCGCGGGCTTCTGCCCCGCATGCGGTCACGGCGTCCTCATGCTCGGCTCCGGTGGCCACGTCACGTGCACGCTGATGGACTGCCCGAAGCCTGAAGCCGCCGACGAGTTGCTGCACCGGGCCGACGAGGCGCAGCAGCAGCCCGAGACGCAGGACCGGTCGGCCGGCTGCTGCGGACGGCCGCCGGGAGCGATCTGCGTCCACGACCACCCCGCCGCCGCGTCTGTTGGCGTGCAGACCGACGAGGAGGCCGAGAACCCGCGCACCGTCTGCGTCTGCGGCCACACCAAGGGCGAGCACCTCCGCGTCAGCGGCCGTCTGCTCTGCGACGCGTGCGACCCCGACTCCACCGAGAACCTCACCTGCACTGGGTTCGACGCCCTGTGA